CCCTTATTTTTACCAGTACCTTCTTCCCAATCAACAACAACCAATTCACATTCCAATTCACCTTTGAATTTAATTTGTTCTTTAGACCGTCGATCTTCCCAAATACCTGTTTTGGATTTTAAGATTGTGCCTTCTTGGCCTTCAGCAAGAAACTTCTCAAAAATTACCTGTGCAGAATAAAGATTATTGACTTCTTTATTCCAAACCAAGTCTACATAATGTCTAAACTGATTAAACTGACCTTTGACGTGTGAAATAGAATTACCTAATTTAGCTAGACGAATATTATACGGTTCCGTATCTTTGCTTGTCTGGAATGAGCTAAGAGGAATAGCATCCCAAAGAGTTGCTCGTACATTTTCCGATTCCTCCATACTCATAGTACCCTTAATTGCTTTAGATAAAATGCCATTGCCTGTTTGTCTATTGACTGGCTTGCCTGCATAATCAGCAATCAACAATTCACCATCAAACACCATGTCTTGTCCATAGTGTTCTGCCATCTTAAGAAAAGGTACACTAAAAGATTGATTAGGGATGCTTAATGTCTTGCCATTACGAGATCTAAATTCTACAGTGTTGCCTCGGGTGATTGCGTTGAATCGCATTCCGTCAAGCTTAAGCTGGACGTACGCTGGGAAGGAGATTTTGTCAACGAGTTTTTGGTCGTATCCAGAAGCCAACATAATTGGGTATGTCGAGACAACTCCTGGCCAAATTTTGTTGACTGTTGCTTCGGAGACTCCACACCGCATGTCTTTTGCAATAATACGCTCAATGATCTTTGCATCTTCATGATTAACCGATTCTAAAATAGTTTGTAAATGAGAAATACCTGCGTTACCAGTATGTACTCGCAAATAAAGAAAGTCCAACTGATTCAATGCATCATCTAAAGGAACACCTGTATCTTTAGGTTGATATGTAGGGATCTTGCGAATATAAAACTGAATAAACGGATCTAACGCCAAATGAAATACTCGTTTAAGTAATTCATTGTTCTTATTTTTAATAAGAATAGCTTCTTTAGCTAGACGGGAATTGTCTGATGCTAATTGTTCAAAGATCGTATAGATTTGGCTCATTTCTTCTCCTTAATGTCTTATTATAATACCGTTCGGATAAGAAGTCAAGAAGTAACCCGTTCAAGAAAAGGGTTAAATTGCCCTTTAATTTTAAATGACATTTTATAGTCTTTTTCCTCCGAAATTAGTTTTTCTTTTACAGGTTCAATAGATTCCAAATCTTTATAAACACCTACAATATTTTTCTTTTTAACACGTCCAATTTTATCTAAATAATTGGCTTCAAGGATATATTGATTAAACATATTAAGTAGTTTGTTTTTCCATAGTAGTACTATTAGTAATAGTTTGATACATTGTCTCAAACTCCTCATGTTCTTCCAGCTCAAGGCTAAAATTTTGTTTGTGATAAACTTTTGCCATACGTCGAAATGTCTTTTTTGACAATAGATGTTTTTCGCAAATGTCTTTAATCGCTTCTCGAATAAATTCCCGTTCACCTTCTGTGCGAGCCATTGACGCACTAATTTCTTTCATGCATTCTAGAATCTCTTTACGGTCGGTTGGGCTTGATGGGATAGTCATAATTATTTTCTTTCAATATCATCTTCAATACAATTATCTCCATACTGGATTTCGATAATTTTCAACGGAGCATCTGTTTCATTACAAAGCTGATGCCATTCAGTTTTCCTAATATGGAGACTATCAAATTTTTCATAGACTCCTTGTAGGTCAACATCGGTGCCTGCGTCCAGTGTATAGACAGAGGCTTTTCCTTCAGAAACAAACCAGTGCTCTGCTCGATCTTTATGTCTTTGCATACTAAGACATTTACCGGGATCAACTGTTAGTTCCTTAACTTTAACTTCTTTATCTTGTTCATGTAGGACACGATAATAACCCCAATACCTTTCAGTCTTAGGAGATTTCCATTCTTTAAGAATCCATGAACTAGAATTGGTTTTGTCTTCTCCACCTATACCAAAAGCAAAACTCAATCTGTTATCTTGAATAGACATTTCGGGAATGTTATCTTTATTCCTATCCCCGCCGTTGGCAAAAATAATTTCATAAGTTGGATATAAGTCCAATGCATATTGAATAAATTTCTTGGCGCTATCATCTGAATCATACGAGTCATCAAATACGACGATGTCATCGACACATTCTAATTCCTTAATTAATGCTGATCTTTCCAGAATAGGCATAAATGGTCTACCTTTTTTTCTAGTCAACCATGCATCAGAATTAATGCCTACTACAAGCCAATTGCCTAGACTTTTTGCAGTTTTTAAATATTTGATATGACCACTATGTAAAGGATCAAACCCACCTGTTACTAATACTATTTTCATTATCGCCTCATACTTGAAATTGATTTTGCCTCTTCGTCACTAAAGATAGGAACGGCATTGGACTTATGCATAGTACCAATGCCAATCATCTTTGTTCCGGTATATTGAGGAATTACTTTAGAACTACCAATACCATCACCAGTATTACGACTAGGAATATTTTTGGTATTTGTTCTACCAACGGGAGTAGACAATTTATAGGACAATGTCTCAGCTGCAAGAGCTCGTTGGCGTTTTTTTTCTTCTTGAGACTCGCCATGAGACTTTAGAAGTTTTTTCCATTCTGTATCAAGCTCTCGAGCACGTCGAGCCTCGTCTGCATTCTTAAATTTAAACTTGCCTTTTTTCTTTCCACCTGTAGAAAGCCAAGGTCCAACTATGTGCATAGTCATAAAATACTCCTCACGAATAACATAATTATAACACCTTTTTCAATACTTGTCAAATGCTCTGTATTGATATTCGGTCATTTGTCTACTATCATATTTTGGATCATCCGGCATTAATCCCATATTTGACCAGGCTTCTTTGGTAGGAAGAGGTTCCGGCTCCTTTTTGAATATTTTAATTATTCGTTCAAAGAAGCCTCGTCCTTTTTTACTGCAACAACTTCTTTAACCTTGGGTGGCATCAAATCGGGATATGCTTCTCGCACTAAATCTTCTTTAATTGATTTATATTTGGTTTGAATTTTGCGATCTTTAGCTAAACAAACTAATTCTGATTCTGTCCAATGTAATCCCTCTAACATCTGCAGAAACAATTGTTCTTTACGCATTTTTGTTAAATTAACACCTGCATCCAACCAAATATAAAATCTTCTGAATTCGGTATACAAATTTGATTCAGAATATCCTACGGGGATAGAAGTATCTTTCTTAAATGGTGGTTCACCTTCGGGTAAATTTACCTTTACTCGCGGATCATAATTGATTTGTAAAATTCCTCGAAGTACTTGATGTTCGTAGGCTTTAAGAACTTTGATTTTGTTTTCTCTGCCTATAGTTCTTTCTACTTCTTCTAGAATTTGTGGTACTGATGTTTTCATTTAAAATTCCTCTATAACTTCAAGCATATTTTTCATTTTATGTTCAATGAAAAAGTTTAGCAATTTACTTTTATCTTTTGTTGGCTTTTCAACATAACTATTTATAATAGATTCCTTGATTCCTTTTGGTATACAATCAAAACTAACTAGAACTCGATTGCGATCATAGTTTGCTTTGAAGTCATCATCCTGTGGCATTTCTTCCGGATCCTTGTACCAAATATCTACCTTCTTAGATGATACTGGTTTTTGTCGAACACCTTTTACAATACTATCATCTGCAGAAAATACATTTGGCACACCGTCACCCTTGTCCCCTCGAATAATATGTTCGAAGATATATTTTTCTGGGCTAATGTCTGGTTTAACATATTTTTTCTGTACAGGAGAAAACTGTTTTACATTTTCATACTTTTGAAGTTGAATAAAGTCATGGTCTCCAGAAAGAACTAAGAATGGCTTTGGTTCATCAAATAGGACACTGCTTGTATCATTGGACTGAGACCATTCTGCTAATACTGCAATTACATCGTCTGCTTCCGCACCATCAACATTAATAACTTTATAAGGAAAGAAAACATCGATCTCGCTTCTAATTAAATTGAGTGCTTCAAAAATTTGTTTCCAATCAAGACCAGAGTCTTCCCTTGCCTTTTTTCTGCCTGCTTTATAATACTTAAAGTATTCTCGGCGCCAATAGCTTTGGTTGTCGCATGCAATAACAAGCTCCCCAAATTCTTTGCCAAATTTTTGTTTATAACTTCTAATAGAATTAAGAATCATATGGCGCAGAAGAGGGACCTGCACTACAATGTCTTTACGGTTGCCTAACTCCATCATTAGATTGGAGATGGCGGTTTGGTTAAAATCTACTACTATCATAATGAGGTGTTTGTTACTTTTACTGAGGTTACGATTAAAGGGCTTACTTCTGTTGATGATACTGTTACTACATTTCCGCTTGCGTCAATAAATGCATTTGCGCTTGTATTTTGATTTTCTAATAGTGTGACCCATTTTGATACTGTTTCTTTAACATTTGATTTTAATGTTAAATCCATTACTTGAGTACTACATCCTGTTAACAAATTGTAAACCATTTGTGTAATTTGTGCAGTCACTGCACTACGAATAGATGCTTTATTGATTGAAGCAATATACGATGCATTAAGACCATCAATAGTTGCAACAAAAGTTGCTAATGCTTGTTGGTAATCAGAAAACCCTGTAGCATTTTGAACTTTTTCTATAATAGCATAGATATAATCTTTGTTCTTTAAAGAATCAACCAATGATTGTAAATCGATATCCGGCACATCATCATTCGGAGTACAAGCGGAGCCTAACAAATCTTGTAAAGAACAACCACCTGCTAATGATGCACCAGTTTGATTTGTAGTAACACCCGACAATCTATTAGTGTTATCTAAATAGGTATTGACCTTTGCCTGTGTTGCGGTTAATGCTGTTTTCTCTGCATTTAAAGAAGTTGTCTCGGCTGAAAGGTCCGCAAAACCGGAGGTTGGCGTTGTGCCAGGATTTGCAGTAATAAAAGCAATGCGAGTATCAATAGTGTTCTTTTTAGTTTGAAAAATACTATCTGCAGATGCAAGTGCGGTACCTAACGGATTTTCAAAGAAAGTTCCACCTAAATCTTCTAGTGTTGTAGAAAAGTCATTTGCTGCAACTTGTGCAGTATGTATTGCGTTTGTGATAGTGTCAACTAAGCTTTTAACCTCAGTCAAAGCATTTGGTATTATGCCAGATCCAGGAATAATACCAGGTTTGCCTTGATGAAGTTCATTGTAAACTTGTTGTAATGGATTGCCTCCAATTTGAGACAATACTACTTTAATTAACTGACAATAACTTAAATTTAATCCTGCCATAATAGTTACCTTATAATTTTTAGAATGATTGTATCTATATTTATCCTACCATTGACTGCCTGTTGTTTGGATTTAATATCATCCAAGAAAGTTCTCAATTTAACTTTACCAGCAACCATCAAATCTTTAATTTGATCTGCAGGTTTACGCAAAGTCTTTTGCTTTGATTTGTCTGGGGACCAATTTTGTAATGCTGTACCTTTTACAGACATACCTTTTGTAGATTCTGATACATACACCGCTAACTTACGAGTCTTAGTATTAAATAGCCATACTTGTTCTGCACCTATAAGGTCAATTGCCTTTGCAGATGATAATCCCATTTCATCATCTTTAAGTTTATACTTTATACTTTTAACTTGTACTGCTGGAGGTTTTTCCCTTGTAGCTCTTGGCTTACGATTTGCTTTCTTAAACTGACCATACTTATCGCAGTCCTCAAGAAAT